GTGGGGATTTTTATCAGCCTGCTGAAGGATACATCGCTGGCGTTTATTGTGAACGTCCCGGAACTGACCACGGTGGCGGGACAGGTGAACAACCGGGTGCAAATCTACCCGGCAGCTATTGTAGCGCGGCGAAATTTTTCGCACCGAAACGCATTAAATTATGCACCGCAGCAAACGAGCGAAAAACCGGTATTGCGCACGGTGCAAATTAAAACGCCACGCAGCTTATCTCATTCAAATGATGAAGCCGGGAACCTTCTATAAAGGGTGGATAAACCAGCATCAAAAATAAGCGCAACCCGCTGGCGTGACTCTCCAGCTGCAATTAATCTCCCCATCTGCTCCCACTGCTCCGATGTAAACTTTGGGCGTCTTCCTCCCACTCTACCTTGAGCCCTGGCAGCCGCAAGACCGGCTCTTGTGCGTTCCACAATTAATTCACGCTCCATCTCAGCCAATGCCCCCATAACGTGAAAGAAGAAACGTCCCATTGGCGTTGACGTATCTATACTGTCGGTCAGGCTGCGAAAATTGATATCTCGGTCCCGTAACTCCTCGACCAGCAGGACAAGATGCCGCATGCTGCGCCCAAGGCGATCTAGTTTCCATACCACAAGCGTATCCCCCTTTCCCAGGGTCTTAAGCACTCGCTTTAGCCCTGGACGCTCCGAGGTTTTTCCGCTGATCTTGTCTTCAAATATCAGTTCACATCCTGCGCATTCCAGCGCGGTTCGCTGCAATGCGGTGTTCTGGTCATTTGTTGACACCCTGACATACCCAATAAGCATGGTTTTATCCCCTGCAAAAGGCAGAAAGCATGCCACTGGTGAGCTAGACGGTCATTCTCAAAAATGTTCCTATATTGGCATCTCAGGCCAGACAGGGTTGACTGGGTCAACCTTTGTCAATGCATAGCGATATTTCTGCCACGCAGTGAGTTTTGGCTTATCTGCATCATCAATATAGTCACCATCAAAAGCATTCTTAAGTGGGTCAATAATATATGTTGCATATGCGATAAGAGATGATTTTTTTGACACCGCATCTGCTTCAAGTTCTTCTGGCGTACGTGGGGGGATTTCACCCCATGTTGGCATGCCGTCATTGCCTGCGATGCGCACTAATCCATCAACGGTTCGATCCTGAGTGAACGCAGTAAATTGCTCAGTGGTTACGTCAACCCGGTCAGATAGATCCCAACCCGCATCCTCATAATTCGCCAGCTCAGCAGTACGAAAAAATGCGTTGTTCTTAGCGCTGTATTGATATGTCATCTTATTTTCCCCAGGCAATGTAATAAACATCTTCACCGAATGGTTGGATACCACCAGCGCCACTCCAGCACCGACCATCAAAACCAAAACCCGTCTTATTAAGGTACGTGACATAGGGAGAGAACATCCAGGCTTGGCCAATCATTACGCCGAATGCAATGGCAGTACATTCGTTGGGGAACGGGGTATCAAATAATTTATAACCGGACTGAGAGACCTTGCCGGTTCTTACATGGCCTGTTGCTGCATTGCCCATTCCCAGATTATTTCTGGCCGTGGCTGCATCGTTCGCACCAGTACCGCCTTGCTGAACCCCCAATGGTACGAATTTTGCGCCGTCAAAAAGCCCCCACTGATTATCTTCGCGTGCTGTAAAATATGCAGTTTTTTTATCGTCGCAATAAATTACCGTTTCACCTGCCCGCTGCTCAACTCTGCCAAGGCCAAGATTAGTCCTTGCCCCGCCTGCATCTCTGGCCCCTGTTCCACCCTGCTCAATACCCAGAGGAATAAAACCATGTTCTGGATCGTAAATACCCCACATGCCATCAATTCTTATTGATAAAAATATGGAGTGATCATCCCCAGCATAAATTTTCGTTTCGTTATTGATCTGCTCAACCCTGTCAATTCCAAGGTATGTGAGAACGTCAGCAACCGTTGCTTTACCGATGATGTCCCGACCAGTGCTGGATAACGCTGTTAAAGCGGCAGCATTAGCGGCGGTGAAATATGGGAGTTTATTGGCCCCCCCGACCAGAGTGGAAAGCGCTCCCAAAGTATCGTTAAGTGGGGCATAAAGTTTATTCAACGCAGCTAACAGTTGGCCTGCTGTCGATGCTGGTTCCATTGCCGCTGCTGTAAGAATGGCAATCAGCTCACTTTGTGTATCGCGGATAGCGGCTTGTTCATTATTAAGGTGTTCAGCATCAACTATGGTTCCCAGCTCACCAGTGAGCGGATTACCATCATGGAAAAGATTATCCGGCGTCTGCACCGGTGGCATTAAGGGCCGCATTATTCATTCTCCTGATATGCGAAGTAGCAAAATGTATGAGCTGGTTTGAGATCGCGGAAGACTTCTTCAATGACCGGATCACCAAAGGTAGTCAGGCGCTCACCTGCTGCTGAGCTGCCTGAGCGGAAGCGATAGGATTGCGTTCCTGAGTTCTGAATATTGACGCGCCAGACCCAGATAATGTCTTCAACCCAGAGGCGATCACCGGCGCGGTTAACTCCCGCCCTGAAAGGTTGCGGTTCATCAATGGTGATGATGTAGCCAAGGTTACTGGCCAACTGAATAAAGTACGGAATACTGAGACCACCAACCTCGGCCAGTTTTGCCAGCACACGCTGCTGGCGTTGCTGGTATGTCGCATCTTCAGCAGGAGTAAGGTCCAGGACGCGTTCCCAGTCAGACAAAAGGCTGCGTGCATAAAATGGAGTAACGCCACCTTCAACAAGCCCTGCAGACGCATCGAGAGTCTCAAAAACACCTGATTCAGATCGCAATGATGCATCAAGCAGAGGCTGGCCCGGATTGTACGAAACGAGTGGCAGCAGGCGATTTAACAGTGTGAAGTAGCTCATAGCAGCTCTACCTCAACATTTCCTAATCTGAGCCATTCGACTTTCGTGGCATCGATTACCGGTTGAATATTTGCCGATGGTGTAACGATGTCATAGTCGGTGATACCTGGAATGAGGGAAATCAATGTCCCCGCCTGGCTGCGAATAAAAGCCACTCCAGGCTCTCGGCGCGAGTCATCGTCCTCCAGCGTTCCGGCGACAGCCTGTTTGGCTGCTGCGAGGGTGATGCCATCCAGTGATACCTTCACGAGTACGTCAAATGTACGGATGACAGGCATGAGCACCAGCGTGTTTTTTGCTGTAACAGGCCGGACATCGTCAATGTGAGCCTGCACCCTGTCGATCACATCCTGAGACGGCAGCCCACCTGCAGACGTGATCACAACATCAACGGTACCCAGCCCCCGCCACAAAGGGTAAACATATGCGGCAGATACGCCTGATACCTCCAGCGCCCAGCGTTTGTAATCATATTTATTGCCGCCTGCAGGAGGTCGGCGGATGATTTCAAGCAGACGTGCAAGCAGCTCTGCATCCGTTTCCTCATCCGTTCCGCCAGTCATCAGGCCTACTGTCACTGTGCTGTCAAACCCGTCAGGTGTAGTGGTCAATGTTGCCGATGTGACTGAGGTGGTATTACCCGCAGTCCCGGACAGAGAAGACATTGCATTTACGGATGCTTTTCCATCCGACCCGATAGTAATTTCTTCGGTTGTTGTCCAAGAAACACTGTCACGTTTGAACACAAGACCGGCAGCAGCCGCCGCTCCCGGCTCGCCGGTAAACGTGGCAGGCCCGGAGGCGCTATTGGCTGCTTTTTTGCTTAAACCACGTAAGCGGGCGTGCAGATAGAGAAATTCCGAATCAGCTGTATCCGGAAATATCTGACGGACTATCCATCCCTGATGCTGATAAATCCCCTCGGCAACGCTGGCCACACTTGACGCCCGGACATACCAGTCGCTGTCTGGCCCCAGCTTGTCATCAGACAACTGCAGGAGATTTTTGATATCCCGCAGAATGTCTGTGCGAATTTGCGCGGCATTTTTGGTAATGAATGGCATCAGCTGACCTTAACCGGATATTTCCAGGTCTGCGGCGTTCCGCTCGCGGACGTGACGGTGATATGAAGCAGCATCCAGCCTTTTTGCCAGTGCTCTGCAGTAACGGAAATGGACTGGGCGCGACCGTCGTCAATAATCGGTTGCAGGGCCTGCTGCGAATACTGCACCGCGAGTTTCTGAACGCGGGACACATCCTTTTCGCGGCGGAGTGTATGCAAAAGAGAGCCCAGAGTTGGATCTGCCCACCATGAGCCAAGGGGCGTCATCAGCCGTAAGTAGACGGCATTCGCTAAAGATTCTGAGCTGTCGCCGGTATAATCGCCGGTCGTTGGATCAATCAACATTTCCATGCCGTAATACTATCGGCATGGAAATTTAAATTATCGGTGAAGGGGTTCAGTGGGTATTGCTTTTGAAGGAGAACTTACGTTACCACAAATTACATTTGCTGATTAGGTTTCTGCGTTGTGCCTGCGTCACCGCCGTGGTCGTGGTCGTGACCGTCAAAAGTCTCACGCATGGTGTTCAGCGTAGACTTGCCGTCAGCAACTTCATTACTGCCTTTCAGCAATGGTGTATCAAAATCTGCCCGCTCTGAGGCTGTGGTTTTATACGTTTTGGTATTAACAATATGTTGTTCGGTATTCACCGTGTGCTTTTTAGTATTAACGATATATTCATCGCAGTTTACTTCAATTATTTTTCCGCGCTTCAGAATAATGTTGCTGCCTTCATCAGAATAAATGGCAAGCTCACCACTTTTCAGGCTCTTTAGCCTGTATGCAGCGTGTTCCGTGGCAATCACCACGCTATGACTGGTGCGCCCGTTAAGCGGGAGCATAATCGCTTTAGTCCCCCTGGGCGGGTTGGATGTAAAACCGTACTGCTGGAACATCTCCACATCCTGCAGAGACTCAGTAGCCAGACCTTTACCCTGAATGGTCTGAATATCACCGCCGCTGTTAACCCTTATTAAAACTCCCCTGAAGGCCTGTCTTATACGGTTTAACGCCGTGTTAATACGAGAATCAATTTTATTCCACATCGATAATCTCCAGCTCTTTATTTACTTTCGCGCGGCGTTTGCGTGATTTACGTTTCTTCGGATACGCATCCGGTATCCATATAGCGTCCTCTTTAAGACGCAGGGTTGTAATGGTGTTGTCTGGCCGTCCACCTGAAAACTCTCTTCCCATGAGGAAGTAAATATCATCGATGCCGTGTGGCTCGCTTCGGACACGAATACGCTGGCCGGGTTGCCATAACTGACCGTTATCCATGCGGTGACCTTTGACAATAGCTGTCAGGTCAAACCCGTTCAGGCGGGCATCGGCCATGGCTTTTCTCGCGCGATAATCAACCTGCGCCTGGTTATCAGCATCACCGGCAACCATAATCTGCGGGCGGTAAAAAGGTACGGTACTGTCACGGACGGTACTGCGTAAGCCATGAAAGCCATTTTCTGCTGAGCCGGTGCTGTTATAAATTACATCGGCATCGTCGTCTTCTGCCTCACCGCTCTGGTCATCAACGTCAATAACTTCCAGTTTCCCTGACTTTTTCCCCTGGCCGTGTCCCTGTGCCAGCATTGTCAGTTCAGAGAACGCCCCGGTAATGGATGACCGGTCACTGAGATCGAGGACATTATTTCCCCGACCGTCACGATTCAAAACAAGCGTGGCCACGGGGTCTTTTGTGTAGTCCGGCCCTCCAATTACCAGCGTGCCATCTGGCTCAAACCATGGCCATAACCCGCGTGCAGCAGCTGCACGTTCAAGGGTATCCCACGCACGTTCTCCGGGCTCCACGCTGACCTTGTCATTACGCAGGGATGATTCAGCCTCGATGCGGATGTTCGTTATCCCCAGCGGTCTGACAACCTGCGCGATCACTTCTTCAAGACTGAGCTGGCGGGAGGTAAAAACGGGTGAAGCGCAGTCAACAAGCACGGCTGCGCCATCGCGACCGGAAAGCGATAAAGAGACCTGCTGACGTGATACGCGGCGCTGAACCACATCCACCCGACCGGACATCACCACATCATTACCCACCCTGACCAGTACCGGCACTCCTCGTTTAATGGCCGCAGGGAAAATACCGTCAGGCAGACCAAGCGTTACACTCCAGGCATCGGAGGGGATCAGAAAATCGGAGTCAATCTGATAACGGCTCCATGCACTATGGATTTTGCCATCAATAACCAGGCTCACTGTATTCTGAGAATCTTTATCTTGAGTAGGCATTCAGAACGTCACCGGCTTTGATATTGTTAGGATTACGTAGTGTCGGATTAAGGCGCAGCAGCTCGGCGGCGCGCGTGTAGTCCTCGTACCACAGGTGGGCCAGCAAATGCAGGTTGGTGTCGGACAATGCCACTCGCGTGGTCAGTGGCGGTCTGCTGGTAATAACCGCTGCGCCCAGCTCCTGAACGGTCAGGGCGATATCCTTGAGAACTTCGACCACGGGTTGCCAGGTCACGCCACCTGGTGTTTCACCGGCGCTCACGTTTTGCGTATCGGCAGCAAAGGTGTCCCGCGTCTGGTCGATTGCCTCCTGAATGGCCGTCCTGGTGTCATTGGTGATTTGCTCAATATCGACAGGAGACAGAATATCGCTGATGCTGCTGTCACTGAGTATGTCTGAAGCATCAAGTGCCAGCTGGATTGCAACCTGAATTTTTACCGCCGTTACCAGCTCGGTAATATCCGAGGTTGATGACCCTGCCGGAACGGCAACAGCAACCGTCTTTTGCCCGGTCACTATCTGCTGAGGTAATGCGGCCACATCCTGCAGATTATTACGGCCATTCTTCCAGTCGGCCATCACGATGCCCGCTGTGCCGGAAACGTCTGAGGACTGTGAATAGCTTCCGGGATTATTACTGACACTTGATTTGGACTGAAACGACGTCAGACTCAGCGCACTCTGCAGGTCATTCATGAACGCTTTTGGGTAATTAACAAAGTCCGAGGTGGTACTAACAAATCCCGTCAGTTCCCCCTTAAGTACGGTAACCATATTCAGCGTCGTGGTTGCCAGCGATTTCGCTTTCTTCATCCACTTTTTCGCTGTACGCAGAGGCGAGAGAATATTGTCGATGGCCGTCTGGGCTTTCTCCAGAGCAGATTGCGCCTGGTTGAAAATGATATCGGCCTTCGACAGCGGGAAGTCGCTGCCAAAGAAAGGCAGATTAAGTCCACCCTGGATAAAGACCACTTCGACAACGCAGTAATCAACGTTCTCCGCTTCATGCGATGCCTGATACTCAATGCACTGCATGCCCGTCATGGAGCCGAAAACCGGGTGGATTAACTCCGCGCTACCGCGTGTATCCAGCGCGGCCAGAAACGCCTGCAGTCGCACTTCGTAATCGTCACCCCAGAAAAGGACCGTCATTCGCAGGTTACGAGGCTTGCGGCCAAGGTCATCAACATCGCCGCCGTCCACATAGGGATACTCATAGGTCGCAATGTCGCGGCTGGCGCTGTCACGGGTATTAACCACATCGAAGCGGACGCCCCTGAATGAGGCATCCTGTAATGAATCTTCCCAGCTCACTGCGGGCCTCCTGTTGAGCCGCGAA